CGGAGCTGTACGGCTTGCGGTGCAATGTCGTCATGGCACGAGTGCGGATGTGGCTGAGCAGACTTCACGATGCGGTGAGGGCACCACGACGGATCAGTGTGAGCAGACGGCACCGCTCGATGCTGGTATGGGTTGCTGCATGCATCCTCGGCCCAGTTGTGGTCGTGGGGCTCGCGATCTTGCTTCTTGGGCCAGTGAGTTCGTTGATCGCAGGCCCTGTGGTGCACGACCTCGAGGGCAGGGAGGAAGTGGTTGCTATTAACGCGGTACGGCAGCTCCTTCTGCAAACCATTGCTGGCTCAGCAGGTCTTATCGTCGTCGTCTTCACCGCAAGGACCTACCTACTCAACCGAAGAGGGCAGGTCACTGACAGATATGCCAAAGCGATCGGCATGCTCGCCTCCGACAAGCTTGACGAGCGCATCGGTGGTGTCTACGCGCTCGAACATGTCATGATCGAGTCCGAACGCGATCATGAAACCGTCGTCCAGGTGCTCGCCGCCTTCGTCCGTGAGCATGCCCCAGCCCCCACCGCGACCACGTCCGGTCCGCCAGCCGGGGCCTGGAGGGACCATTCGTCGGCCGGCGCGCCCAGCCCCCCTGAAACAAACGAGCCGACAGAACCAGCCGCAGACATCCAAGCCGCTGTTACAGTAATTGGCCGCCGGCCACAACGCGAAGAAATCCGAGGGCTCGATCTCCGGCGCATCGACCTGCGGGGAGCAGATCTTTCGGGAGCGCGCCTCGAACATGCGGATCTGCGCAAATCGCACTTCAAAAACGCGAATCTGATCGGGGCGCACCTCAGACGGGCGAATCTGATCGATGCGCATCTCGAACACGCATACCTGCGTGGGGCGCACCTCGAAGATGCGTCCCTGCTCTGGGCGTTTCTCGGATACGCGGACATGCGGATGGCGCATCTCGAAAACGCGGAGCTAAGCGGGGCGCGTCTCGAACGCGCGAACCTAAGCGGGGCGCATCTCGAACACGCAGACCTGATCACGGCCCACCTCGAACACGCCAACCTAAGCAAGGCGCATCTTGAACACGCTGCCCTGAACGGGGCGCATCTCGAACGCGCAGATCTTAGCGAGGCGCATCTCGAACGCGCAGATCTAAGCGGGGCGCGTCTCGAACACACGAACCTAAGCGGAGCGCATCTCGAACACGCGATGCTGCGCGATACAAACCTTGAGGGTGCGAACTTGCATGCTGCGAAGGGGCTTTGAGAAATCAGACAAAGCGGCAATAGTCCGCGCTGGCTACTCTCGTCATCGCTCCTGCGCAGGGCTGGGGCTGGGTAGGCGTGCTCCAGACACGCGATCCTCACCGGCCGGCGGCTCTCCGCCCGGTCGGCGCTGTAGTGGCCGCAGCCACGGTGGCGGTGACGGCGAGGCCGGTGATTTTCCCGTGGGTTTTCTCGTTGCCGTAGCGCAGGCCGATCTCTCCGTAGATCTGGGAGCGCTCGGCAGCGCCGACCTTCGCCAGTGGCTCGATGAACAGGAAGCCCTTACCGGGGACGAGCAGGAAAACGGGCGCGCACTGTTCCAGGCTGATCACGGCGATCTCATCGTGCGGCATGTAGCGGTTCAGCATGACGTTCAACCTCCCGAAGTCGGTGATGATGGTGGTCACGCTGACGCCGCCGATGTCGCGGGTCTGTTCCTGGTAGTTGGCGTCGGTGACGAACAGCTTGGTCAGCATGCGCTTTTGGAAGCCGTTGCACATGATCGCGGCGGTGTCCTGTTCGGTGATGCCGCCGTTCTCCCACACCTTCTGCAGCAGGTCGATCACCCGGTCATGGGTGAGTAGCTCCCCACCCGCGGGGATGGTGTTGGTCTCGATCGCCTCCAGGATCCCGCGGGTGCGCCGCGGCGCGCTGTTGTCGCGGGGCTGGGCGAAGGACCCGGAGATGAAGGTCTGCTCGACGTCGCGGGCGATCTGCACCAGCGCCTGGCGGATCTGCCAGTCTGCCTCGGCCATCACCGCATTGCTGCCGGTGATCCCGACGGCGCCCGGGTGAGTGGAGCCGGTTGAGTTGAACTGTCCGGTGGCCGCGAGCTTGGTGTAGGACAGCTCGATGGTTTCCTGGTGGATCTCCACCACGTTGGTGACGTTGAAGCGGGTGCGGTGCTCGGGATCGGGGGCCATCGCGCCCTCGGTGCGCTGCCGGTCGGAGGCGGCATCCCGCAGGTCGTAGCCCGTCCACTGGAACAGCGTCGAGGCGGTACTTTCACCGCCGGTCAGCCCACCGATCGCGCTGAGAAAGGGCGTGTCGGTGGGGGTTTCGGCGAACAGGTCACCGACGAAATTGGGCACATTGAAAGTCGTGCCCTGCCCTACGATTCCAGGCATCGATCAAACCTCCTGAAGGTGGAAGGCGGCGGGCGCGACTTCACGCCGGCGCCGTTACGTGGCGTGTTGGGCCAGCTGGAGCAGCTGGGCGGTCTTGAGTCGGCGGGCGGTCGCCCACTCGCCGGCGGCCTCCGCGGCGGCGATCTGCTCGGCCAGGCTCGGCTCGGGTGGCGTCGGCAGCGCGCCGGGCCGCAGCGCTTCCAGCGGCGTACGCGCCCCCGGCGGTGTCGGCGCGGTGGGGAAGGCGGCCAGGAGCGCGTCGGCGTCGGCCGCCAGGTCCTCCTCGGTGTCACCTTGCAGGCGCGCCGCCAGCTTGGCGGGCAGGCCCTTGGCGGTGGCGACTGTCAGCCGCAGCAGCTCACCGCGGGCGGCGGTCGCGTCGGCCTGGGCAGTGGTCAGCTGTTCGGTGAGGCGCTGGAGTTCGGTCTTGCCGGCCTCTTCCAGCTCCCGCGCCTTCGCGGCGAGGGGTTCGAGTTCCTTCACGCGGGCTTCAGCTTCGCGCCGAGCGACCCGCTCCGCCGCAAGGGCCCGCTTGCCCGCATCACCCAGCCCGGTGGCCGGGTCAAGGTCAGCGGTCTGCGGCTCGGCGGTGGTGTCCTGCCCAGGCGATGTGTCGCCCGTCGCGGGCGTGGTGTGGTCGTCAGCCATCGCGGCTGTTCCTTTCCGGGTGTGCTCCGCCGTCGCGGCGGACGGGGTTACTGCTGTTGGGCGTCCCAGTGGTGGCGCCAGGCGGCGAGGGCCTGTTTGCCGGAGGCGCCGGCGGTGACCTGCTCCCACTGCTGCGCGAGCCGGCGTACCTCGGGTGGGTCGCGCTCGCGCCGGTAGAGGGGTTCGGGTGTGCAGTGGTCGTGGTCGTGGGCTTGGAAGTCGACGGTGGTCTTGGAGTAGACGGCGCCGCGGCCGATCAACATCGCGCAGAACGCGCACGGCCGGGTGCCGCCGACGCGCTGCCACCCGGCGATCTGTTCGCGCTGCGCGAAGGTGGCCATGACCGTGTCGCGCTGCCCGTTGAGGGTGAGCCGTACGGCTGTGCCGGACAGGGTGGTGGCCATGGTCCGCAGCGAGGCCTCAACGTCGCCGGTGCGGGCCTGGTGGAGTTTGAACGCGACCACCGCGGCGACCCGTAGCGCCGTGGCGATCACCTGCGGGCCGGGCAACGCCGGAGTGGCGGCCAGGCGTACGCCTTCGGCGGCGGCGTGCGCGACCAGATACCGCGCCCCGAGTTGGGAGGCCGAACCGGCGGCGGCCGCGGTCAGCTCTTCGGCGCGGCCGCCGGTCTGTTGCCACCAGGCGTCGATGTCGGCCGGGTCGGCGGTGCGTGCCAGCGTGGTCGTGCGGCGGGTGACGACGGCCGTCAGGAGGCCGAGTTCACGCCGGTGCTGGCGGGTGATCGCTCTGGCCTGTGGCCCCGGCATCATCCACCCCTTCCTGCTGCTGTTGCGGGGTGGCGGCTTGGTCGCCGAGCATGCTGGTCAGTTCGCCGAGGATCTGGGTGTCGTCGGCGAGCTGCTGCCAGCGTTCGATGTCCTGGTCGGTGACGTCCGGTAGCCGCTCCCACAGCGCCCGCGGCGGGATGCCGAGCTGGGCGGCCATCTTCCCGAGGGCGTCGGCGACCTGCCCGAGCGAGCGCGGGGTGGTGTCGCGCCAGCGGACTTGGGCGGAGGTGTCCTCCCACGTCGCGCGGTCGCCCATGGCCAGGCCGGCGAGCCGCAGCATCTGCTCGGCGGACTCCCCGAAGGAGGTCTGGTGTTCGGCGATGTCTTGTCGGTGCCCGGCCTCCAACGCGGCGAGTGCTTCGGCGGACACGTTGGAGACGGCGTTGCCGACCACCAGCGTGTGCGGCGGGATCTGCCGCGCCGAGGCGACATACAGCAGCGTCTTGTCCCGCGAATCCAAGTAGCCGGACAGGTCGGTTTGCTCGAAGTCGCCGAACCGGCCGTCCGGGCTCTCGTTTTGCCAGACGCGGTTGACGGCGGCGTTCCAGGGTTCGATCGGGTTGCCATCTTGGTCTTCGGCGATCGCCATCCCGGTCGCCCACCTTTGCCGGAACGCGGCGTACTGCTCGGCCATCCGCAGCCCGAACGTGGTCTGGTTCAGCTGCCGCTGCGCCGCCAGCATCGGGTACACGATCCCTTCGGGGCCGTCATCGAGGTCTTCGTAGGAGTCCACGAACCGCACCGCCGGACACACCCCCAGCCCGTGTGCCCGGACCCGCACCTGCGTGGGGTCGAACGCCAGGCCCTCGAACGCCGCCGGGTCGATCGCGGCCGAGAAGGTACCGACCGTAGGCGGGGTGACCAGGGCGGCGGGGACATCGAGGCTGTATTCGTGGTGGGCGTCGTAGACACAGATCTCGGTCACCATCCGATCCGCCGCCCCACCAGCCTGGGTGGTGTCGGCCGTGATGGCGGGCCGGGGGATGCCGACCGCCAGGGCGTAGCGGGGCCATTCGTCGCCGATCGGGTCGGCGTACAGCGCGGTCAACCGGCGCGGTGAGTACGGCCGGATCACCGGCACCGGCCGGTCGGCGAGCCGGCCGGGCAGCACCAGGGCGTAGGACACGCCGTAGGTGAGCGCGGCCCTGTAGATGCCGGCTTGGCGGGCGTCCATCCGGTTGGGCTGCCACGCCCCGTCCCACACCGGCGCGTTGTCGGCCTGCCGCGCGGGACGGTAGCCCTCCACGAACAGGTTCTGCGCGACCGCCTTCACCACGAGCGGCAGCACGTTGAACCGGGACTGATCCACCAGCGCGCGATACTCGGCGGTCGCGGACTTCGGCACGTAGATATCGATGATCCGGTTGTGGATGTACCGGTGGATCTCGGTGAGCCGGACCGACTCCGCACGGCGCGCAGCGAGCAGCCACTGCGCCACATGCGCGAGCGTGGCGGCGTCCATCGGGGCGGCCGCCGGTTCAAAGGCGGGCTCGGTCACCAGGCTCACCCCCATGTGATCACTCGGCCGGGCTTTCGGCGTGGCCCGGCGAGGTAGTTCGCCCAGGCGGTCGATTCGGTGAGGTCGTGGCGGGCCATGTCCGCCAGCAGCGTCGCCGCGTAGGCGTCGACCTTGCGCGGGCTGCCGCGGCGGTCCTTGCCGAAGGACACGCCCCACTGGTTGGGGCGGCGGCGGGCGTTCAGCACGTGCCGGCGGTGGCGGCTGTCGCCGGTGTGGGTGATCTGGCCGTCGGCGACGGCCTGCACCAGGCGCTCGCTGGCGCGGGTGGAGTGCGCGAGGCGGGCCCGCATGTCCCAGCCGACCGCAGAGTTCGTGGTGGCCTTGATCAGCAGCTGCTCGCGCCAGCGTTCCGACCAGGCGTCGATGTAGGAGCTCCAGGGCTCGACGTCGCCGTAGAACGCCAACACCTGGAACCGGGCGAACGCCGCCTGCACCGCCTCGTCGACAGCGAGCCGATCGACCTCCCAGCCGTCCCCGTCCGGACCCTCCGGCTTCTCCCAAATCCCCAACGGCTGAAACAGCCGGTCGGAGATGCGGACGGCGACCAGTGCGGTCGCGTCCTCGCGCAGTGAGCCGTCGAAGCCGAGACAGATCTCATCGCCCTCGGCGAGCCGTTCGTCGGTTTGGCAGGCGTCCCACTCGTGTGGGGCCACCAGTGCGTCCTCGGCGACCGCGACTTCGTTGAGGTAATAGCGGCGGGCGTCGGCGGGGTGGGTGCCAAGGTCGTAGACCTCGGCCATGACCCGCTCGACATCCACCCAGGGGGAGTCCGCATACAGCCCCTCAAGGCCGCGGCGGAGCTGCTCACGGTCGGCGAGGTCGCGGACGATGGCTTTCGGGTGGTAGCGCATCAACCCGACGTCGACCGCGGACCCTTCGGCGATCTTGTCGGCGTAGATGGCGGTCTGCTCAGCCACCGATTCCTCGCCCGGGTTCCATGCGTTGGTGGTCTCCAGGCTGCGGCCGTCCATCTTGCCGAGGTTGCGGCGGAGCGTGGCGGCGAGGCGGGTGCCGCCGTTGGTGTCGGTCCACAGGTGCGGCTCGTCCAGGATGGCGTCCGTCAGCCGCTGGCCTTCGCGGGAGGGGGCCGAGGCGGTGACCGGCACCAGCCGGCCGTTGCGGGTCCGGACCCGGGTCAGGCCCAGGTCGAGGCCGGGGATGGTGTTGGCGGCTTCGCCGTCGCCGAGCATCGCCAACACCAGCGACATCGTGTTGTCGGTCTGATCCTGGGACACCGCCGCGAGTTGCACGTGCGGCGAGGGATGCGGCCGGCCGACCGCCTCCCGTGAGGAGTCGAACCCGTCGAACACCACCTCGGCCGCCAACGCACAGCAGCTGAGCGCGGCCGCGAGGGGGCTCTTGCCTGCCCCCTTCGGCAACACGATCTGACCGCGCCGGAACAGGTACCGGCCGCGGCGGTCGACGGCGTACCACCAGGCGACCAGCCGGGCCTGCGTGCGCGTCCACGCCCAGGGCTCGCCGGCGCGGTCCCCGTCGGGCTGGGCCAGGTAGGTCTCGGCCCAGGCGAGCACACCCCACCCGAGAGTGGGGACGCCGTAGGCATCCGGGGTGCCCTCCGGCAGCCCGTCTGCGGCAAGCGGCACCCGCCGGCCGTCAACGATCAGCACTGGCCGGGGTGATGGGGCGGACACTATGTGCCCTTGCGGGTGCCCCACCGGGCCCGCGCGGCCGCCCGCGCCTGCTCCGAGACGTAGGTGCTCGTGCGGTCGGTGTCCGGGGCGTCCGGCAGCTTCAACGACCGCAGCAGACCGGCCAGCACCGTGCGGTGCTGACGGACCTCCGACACCAACGGGGATGCCACCAGCTGACCCATGCTGCCCTTCACGATCAGCTCCGCGTCAGCGAGCGCGGCCTCCAGCCGGTCGACCAGGTCGGCCTCCCGGCACGCATCGGTCAAGATCCGCAGCTCATCCGGCCGCAGCTCATAGACACCGGCGATCGCGCGCCACAGCGACCGGCCCGACGTGCCAAGACCGGTGGGCGCCTTCGGCTTGCTGGCGTGCCCGACCACACGGCACCTCCTTCAAGCGAGGCGTTACTGCGACGGTGGTGGGTCAAGGATCACAGCGGTGCCGATGAAGAACTGGTTTGCATGTGTGGCGACATAGCAGGAATGACGCAGTGCCACGATGGCGTGCGCGCCCATTCCCTCGGCCATGATCGCAAGTTGCTCAAGGCCTACGTCAAACGTGCCCGCCCCTGCCCGCACGAACCAAGCTCGTACGACGCGCGAACTGGGCATGTCCACTGCGTGGTCGGTGGTGTAGATCGGAATCATCCGACCATCGTCAACCGTCCCTCCAAGCCCGACAAGGCCCCTGGCGGATCTCGCATACTCACCGTGACGCCCAAAATCCGGGAGATCGCACGCATGGCCGGGCGTGCTATGCCGACCCGGGCTCCAGGCCCGACAGGGCGGGGGCACACCCCAGGGGTACTCATAGCCTCTGACCTGCGACTAGGTCCTCAGCGGACCGACTCCTCAGCTCACGGTGTAAATGACATTCTGTTCATGGCGTTCTGCGTTTTACAGCCTGTCTATTACACCCGGGCCGGATGGAAACTTTTTACGACGTTGAATTGTCGTAGGCGAGTCCGGCGGTCTATTCTGGGCAACGCCTCCGGGGGTTCTAGTCGTCGCCCGGGTCGACTAGAGAGCGGCCTTCGACGTGGGAGTAAAGCCCTGCGTCGGACCGTACGCCTTGAGAGGAGGTGTACTAGGTGTGCCCACGCCCTCCACGGCACAGGCCACCGGCCCGGGATAACTGGCAGATCGCACAGTTCTGGATCAACGTGGCGAGGCTAGTTATGGAAATCCTCGGGTCATTGCAGGAGGGTGGTCCAGGGCGCTTCCTCTAG